TTCAAATATGAAGCGACCGGAGATCGCAAACGAACAGTATAGACCACCTGCAACGATAATTCAAGTAATAGCTAGAATAAATAAATATCTTAATTATGGCTGGAAAGAGGAGACGTTAAAACGCGCGCAGGTAAAATGCGTAGAATCTTTACACGCTTATTTAAAAATATTTAGATTCCTTTATCAAATTAATAGTTATTCTAGAATTGAGGATCGTGAATTATTTGAAGATGCTTTTATTAGATATACGCACGACAAGGACGACTTAACTCAGGAGGAACTCGATCAGTTTATAACATTATCAAATGAAGTAGTTATAGCAGCTGATATACAAAGGAGAATAGATTATTTGAGACACGCTTTGGACGATATGGCTTCCGAATCAGAAGGTAAAAAAATAAGCATGAGTCTGAATGAGGCTATTAATAACGCACAAACGGAATATAACCAATGTATTTCAAGGCAAGATAAATTATATAAAAGTTTAACGGTTAATCGCTCAAAAAGAATAGAAGAAAAAAGAAATGAAAACGCTTCTATTTTGAATTTAGTATACGCATGGAAACAGGAAGAAAATAGAGAAAGAATGATCGCGTTGGCGGAAAGACAAAGAGAAGCATTGAAAGAAGAGGTGGAAAAGCTTTCGTCTGTTGATGAATTTAAAGCAATCATTCGCGGAATAGATCCGAAGGAAATATTTAATACGTAAATTATGGATTTTATATGTAAAGAATCCGACTGCAATTATTCATCTAATATCAAGGATGAATTTATTAGTCACGTCAAGTCCGCACACGGGTTAAAAATAGATCAATATTTAAAATGGAATTTGAATAAGAGGGATTTGCTGACTAAAGAAGTAATAGAGTTTAAAAGTTTTGAGCAGTATTTGCTTACTGATTTTGTAAATAAAAAAAATATGCTTGCCTGGTTAAAGGTTGAAAAAGACGGATTAGCAAAAGATTTTCTATTGTATAAAATTATTGCGCATTCTGAATTAAAAAGTGTATGTAATTTTCCGTCATCATCAGAGATGAGAACCATATCATATTTGCCATCTATAAAAACATATCAATTCTTTTTTAATGATCTTAATAACTTTATAGATTCTACGGGTTTAAATAGGCGTTATAATTATAATAAAAATGAATTAAATTTTAATTTTATTCATAAGAAAAACATAACTATAGACACTAGAGAGCAAAAGCCTATAAAATTATCAAATTACGATATAATTAATGAAAAATTGGACTTTGGAGACTATTCCTGCGATGGAATATTGGCGGTGGAGAGGAAATCGCTCAATGATTTGGTTTCTACTTTATCTTCTGGTTTCGATAGATTCAATAGGGAAATTGAAAGAGCAAAATTGGCCGGTGGATATATTGTGGTTGTTACGGAATGTGATATAAATAAATTTTTATCATTTTCATATTCTAGAACTGGTAAATTCGCAAAGGCTTCTGCTGATTTTATATTTCATAGATTTAGAGAAATATGCAAGAGCTTTCCAGATAATATACAATTTTGTTTTTCTGGAGGAAGAAAAGAGTCTTCAGAACTTATACCAAAAATATTAAGTATGAATATTGATATTGTGAAAAATGTTGATTTTCAATATTTAATAGAACATAAACTTATATAATATATGTGGGAAGTCGGCAATCAAGATATTATAATTCCAGATAAGCATTTTAATGAAGAGCTTATGGAAATGCGTGGAGAAATGGATGATCCTACCGCTAGAATTACGCTTGCAAAATTTTTAAAATCAAATATTGGGCTGACTACTGAACTTTTTCTTGGAATTAAACTTGAAAAATATCAAGAGATAACTATTAAAGCAATGTTTAATAGGAATTTCAGCATGTTGACATGGGGAAGAGGCGCTTCTAAGAGTTTTTGTGCTGCTGTTTTTTGTATACTACAATGTATATTTGAACCGGGAACTAAAATACTAATTGCGTCTGCTAATTTTAGAACTTCTCGCAGGTTATTCATGGAAATAGATAAGATGCTTAATGCAAAAGATGGAACTTTAGCTAAACAGTGTTTTAAGGATCCAGTCAAGAGAAATGACGAATATGTTTATCCAGTTCAATTGCCTCATGGTGGCTCTATTACTGCCATTCCGCTTGGTGGAGAAAATACTAGAGGTTATCGCGCTTCAGTTTTAATAATTGATGAGTTTCTTTTGATGCCGAAAGATATCGTGGAGAGAGTTTTAATGCCATTCATGAGTTCTCCATTAGATGTAGCGGAAAGAATTAGAGTTAGAGAAGTTGAAGATCAAATGATAAAAGCGGGAAGGATGCAGGAAAAAGATCGAACAATATTTAAAAACATGAACAAGATGATAACATTGAGTTCTGCAAGTTATACTTTTGAATATTTATTTGAATTGTATTCGATATGGTCTGACATCATAAGAGATCCAAATATATTAACTGACTCTGAAAAAGTCGGAGAAGACAGAATGGAAGCAATGAAAAATTCAACTTATTTTGTTTCTCAAATGAGTTATGAATCGCTTCCAGAACACATGATAGATCAAGGCGTAATACAACTAGCTAAAAGTGGAGGCATAAGTCATTCTGCTTTTTTACGTGAGTATTGTGCCAGATTCGTAGATGGTGGAGATGGGTATTTTTCACCAAAAAAGATGAATTTATGTACGGTTCCAAATGGTCAATACCCTACTACTAAAATAGTTGGCGATAAAGATAAAAAATATGTATTGGCCATAGATCCAAGTTTTAGTGCGTCTAAAAGTTCTGATTATTTTGCAATGGCGGTCATGGAGCTGAATCAAGAAGATGGCACTTCTATTTATGTACATGGGTATCAAAAAGCTGGAGCAAGTATTCAAGATCATATAAAATATTTTTATTATTTGCTTACCCATTTTAATATTCATCTGATTATAATTGATAACGCTGGTGGCGATCAATTTATTGAAGCTGCAAATGGTTCTGCAATATTTAAAGCAAAGGGAATGAAGGTTGGATTTTTTGAGTTTAATTCTGACAAGGAGGGCGACGAGTATAATGAAATGCTCAAGGAGGCAAAATCTCAATATAATTTAGATTCTAAATCTATATGTATTAAACAATATTTTACATCTTCTTTCATTGGAAGGGCAAATGGATATTTGCAAAGCTGTATAGATCATAAAAGACTCTGGTTTGCAAGTGCTTCATGTGCTCATCCAGATATTGTAAATCAAATGTTCACTTTGAATATACCAATAGATTACATATATCCAAAAGGTATAGACGACGCTCCGGAAGATGCTCTTGAGAGAGCTAAATTAGGCATAAGGGATTTTATGGAGCAGCAAGATTTTATTATAAAGGATACTAAGGATCAATGCGCGCTTATTCAAGTTTCGTCTACCTCTCGCGGAACTCAAAGTTTTGATCTGCCTGCTCACTTGAGAAGATTGACAACTGCAAATAAGCCAAGAAAAGATAACTATTCGGCTTTAATGCTTGGCAATTGGGCTGTTAAGGTTTATTTCGATCTTCATTCGGATAAGGCTGAAAAGCCTAAATATAATTTTACTCCTTTTTTTCTATAAAACGTGTAGAATTATATAATAATATTATTATCACCGGTAATTTAATTAATTAAAATAAAGGAAAATTAATGGCTAGACAAAAAGTAGAAAAGGACACTTCGTTTAATTCGCAGGCATCAAAGCTTTCTAAAGCGGGGGAAAGAATTGAATTGCCTGAAGCTGTCATGGCTAGTCTTGATGACAATTTGAGTATTGCAAGCGCTTCGTCATGTGAAAGAACCGGCGAAACAGGAATGAGAAGAAATCTTTCGTCTTCTATTACTAAAACGGATAGGTTTTCTAACCTAGAAAAGGGTGTGGTTCCATTTATTTATGGCACGGGCAAGGGTAATTATGATTCTAATATTTCCGCTAAAGATACTATATTACTTTGCCAAAAGGCTTATTGGAACGTGCCAATATTCAGAAATACGATTGATTTAATGACTGAGTTTAGCCTGTCTGATATTTATTTGACGGGAGGCAACGAGCAAAGTCGTAAATTTTTTGACTTATGGTTGCAAAAAATAAATTCATGGGATTTGCAAGATCAGTTCTATAGAGAATTTTATAGAAGTGGAAATATATTCATATATAAATTTAGAGCCGACTTTGGTAGAGAGAATATGATGAAGATACAGGAGGCTTTTGGGACTGAATCCACAAAAGGAGAAGATAATTCTTCAACGATTCCTGTGAAATATATAATATTGAATCCAGCTGATATTAATATAATAACCTCATCTTCCTTTTTAGATAATGTTTATGTAAAGATGCTGAATGATTATGAATTGCAAAATTTAATTAATCCCAAAACAGAATCTGACAGGCAAATAGCTGAAAAAATACCTGAGATCAAGAATATTATTGATCGGAATAAAGGTAAGGTATCTAAAGGAATGCCGTCCGGGTTAAACAATGTCGGACTTGAACTTGATAAGGATAGACTAGTTGCAGTTTTCTATAAAAAGCAAAATTATGAGCCGCTTTCTGTTCCCATGGGTTTTGCCGTATTGGAAGATA